GGAGTAGGGCTTCTGCAACACGGACCAGGCGTCTACGCTGCTGATGTCCATCGTGCCCACAACCCAGCGCGTTCCGGTCGGAATGCTGAACAGGCGGCCGTCCGCGTCCTCCTCCATGTCGCTGGTTTCTACCCGCAGGCCACCAACCGCGATCGATAAGGTCAGCTCGCTCTCCAGGGCATAGGCAGCGATATCGCCTTCCGAAAGCGACCAGCGCTCGCAGATCTCAGCCAAGCCATAGAATGGCTTGCGGGGGAGTGGCTTGCTCATCATCGTGCATTCCGATCAATGGCGCGCAGGCGCCGATACGCTCGCACCACCTTGGCCATGTCCGTGCGCATATCCGGCGGCAGGCGCTGCGCCTCAATAAACACGTCATCCAGGCACAGGCCGAGAATGGCCGCAGCGCGCTCGATCAGCTGATCACGCGGCGGGCTCTCCATGTCCCGCTCGATCCGCGACCAATAGGCCGCTGAGATGCCCAACCGATCGGCCATGTCCGTCATGCCAATCCCCATCGCCGTCCGACGCTCGCGGATGATGCTACCAAAGCTCACAGCCGGCCTCCCTCGATCAGGCTGTAGCGCTGCAGCCGGACCGCGATGAAACGGTCCGAGACGCCAAAGTCGCCGGCCAGGGCTGCCACGATGCCGGCCACCGCGTCGCTGGGCGTGTCGCGCGCTAACACCCTGCATCCCGGACGCCCGTGGTGGCGCGCATGGACCATGCGCAGTTTTTCGGCCCGGGCGTGCGCCACCAGCCGGAGGTGCAGCGGCGCCGGGGGCACCAGTAACGCCCCCATGAATTCATTGGCGCGGCGTTCGGAGAGCAGCGTGGCCCGATCCAGGGAGCCCGGTCCAGCCGTCACCGAGCGATAGCGCCGCGCCGGATGCTCCACGGCGGCTGGCACATCAAAGACGATATGCCCGATCTCGTGCGCTGCGGTGCTCAGCGCCAGATCCGGCCTGTTGGTCAGCATTCCCGAGTTCACCGATACCAAGGCCAGGCCGGGCGCCGCAGGATCGGTCTCGCAAATGCCGAGCACCGGCCGGCCCTCCTCGTCATGCACGGCGTGTGCAAAGTCCCAATCCGCGCTGATCGGACGGTGGTTCACCTCCAGGCGGCTGGCCGCCGCCACCAGCGCATCGGTGCCGAGAGCCCATGCGCTGCCCTGCCGCGCGACGGCGCTGCGCAGCTGAGCCGCCACAGCCCAAATCGCCTGGGCATTGAGCGACTGCGGGGCGCCTGTCTGTGGATCGTGTGGATAGCTGAGGGACACGAGCATCGGGGGGGGGAGCCTTTGTTGTCTTGCGCCGCGGGTTAACGTGTGTGTTCCTTTTATGTTCTCATCTTCTGCTGAGTCCAGGGCTTCGACAAAGACGGGGTCAAAAATTACGCGGGGTGGTTGTGCTGATCGCTCCTCGCAGGCCCAAAAAGCAAGGCTTCGCTTAGGTTTTTTGGCGGTCAAAAAATCTCCCTGGATTTCCTGCCTAGGTATTCCAACCTTTGTTGGTTACCTGTCTATCGCCCACCGTGGTCCGTTCCGGTCATCGATGCAGTCAGCGCGATGAAGGAGCCGCACATGATCACACAACGCAGATTGGACGTCGCAGACAGCCACGGTTGGGACCCGCCCCAGCTCCAGCGGGCGCTGTCCACCGCCCACCACAGGGCCGCCCGTGGCGCCCGTCGCCTCAAGCTATGCGCCGCCGATCGGGAAGATCTTCGCCAGGACATGCTGCTGGCCATGCTCCAGCGCAGCTCGAGCTTCGATCCCGCCCGCGGTGCCTGGTCCACCTTTGTCGGATTGGTGGCGCGCCATGTCGTCGCCGATCAGGCGCGGCGGGCGAGAAGGCAGAGCGAGCCTGTGTTCGTGGCGATCGACCTGGACGCTTTCCCGAACGGCAGTTCTGCCACCCAGCTCGATTGCGCCGATGAGGATATGGCGCTCGCCCTCCTGCGTGTCGCTGATGAACTGCCGCGCCAGCCGCAATTCATCCTGCGGCACCTGGGCGCTGAGGGCGATGTGCCCGGCGCGCAGCAGGCCAGCGGAATGCCGTCCGCGACCTTCTATCGGGCCGTGGCCGACCTCCGCTGCTGGCTGCGTGCCGCGGGCCTTCACCCTGAGCGCCACGGCACCCGCTGAGAAAATTCAGCGCCCCGATCCGTAGAGAACAAGAGCCGAACCATGCGTTCCAAGGAGAACCCGCCCATGCACATTGTGCACCGCAACACCCTGTCGCTGCCGCCGGCCGCGATGTCACTCGCCGCGCCACCACAGCCCATGGTGCTGACCGAGAACGACCTCTGCGATTGCCTGGCCGATGCCCCGGTTGGTGCCACCATTACCTACCATGTCGGGATGCTGGCCCGGGATCGTGCGCCGCACACCCAGGTACTGAGCCCCGATCGCTGCCGGGATCTCGGCGCTGTTGCCGACCGCGTCCTGCTGCTGGCTGAGGCAGGCTGGGTGCATCTGGTCCAGCGCCGGCTCGGCGAGGAGAGCTTCGCTTACCTGTTGATCGTGCGCCCCCGCCCACGTGCCGTGCGCGGTGTGGCGATGCCTTTCCCCGTTGCAGCGCGGCGGGTGGAGGCAGCCTGATGAACTCCATCCCCAGCAACCGAACCAGCCTCGATGCCGCGCGCGACATGCCGGTGGCCGAGCTCATGGTGCTTCCCGCCGAACATCTGGCTTTCCTGCAGGAGGACGCCCGCGAGGCATTGGACGCGTCCAAGCGCATGCAGGACTGGATCGAGGCTGTGATCGCGCTCCGCTACGAGCAGCGCGTTGTCGCCGTCAGGGCCGCCGCCGGGAAAGACACCGGCGCCGTGCGCTTCCTGGACGGCTCGGTCGAGGTCGCGGCCGATCTGCCGAAGAAGGTGGAATGGAACCAGGCGCGGCTCGCCACGCTGGCGGAGCAAATCCGCGCCGGTGGCGAGAACCCCGGTGAATACGTCGAGGTCAGCTTCAAGGTCTCGGAGCGGGCGTACACCGCCTGGCCCGAGCGCATCCGCCTAGCCTTCGAACCGGCACGGACCGTGCGCACCGGTCGCCAGACCTTCAAGCTCACCATCAAGGCGGAGGGCGTATGACCGCTCTGCGCATCATCACCGCCGATGAGCGGCTGGCCGAGGAGCGCGGCGTCAAGGCCGCTATCCTGGGCAAGCCCGGCATGGGTAAGACTTGGCTGCTCAACACCACCTGCGCGATGAGCACGCTGTTCATGGACCTTGAGGCGGGCGATCTCGCCGTCCAGGGATGGCCGGGCGCCTCGATCCGCCCGCGTACCTGGGAGGAATGCCGCGACCTGGCGCTCTTCCTGGCCGGCCCGAACCCCGCCCTGCGCGATGACCAGCCCTACTCCGCAGCCCAGCATGTTCGGGTGGTTCGCGAATACGGCGATCCGGCACGCATGGACCACTACGTCACTCTGTTCATCGACAGCATCACGGTGGCCGGTCGCCTCTGCTTTCAGTGGTGCCGCGGCCAGCCCGAGGCATTCGCAGAGCGGACCGGCAAGCCTGACGTGCGCGGCGCCTACGGCCTGCATGGGCGCGAGATGATCGCCTGGCTCACGCATCTGCAGCACGCCCGCGGCCGCAACGTGATCTTCGTGGGGATCCTCGATGAGAAGCTCGACGACTTCAATCGTCGCGTCTTCAGCCTGCAGATCGAGGGCAGCAAAACCAGCCTCGAACTGCCGGGCATCGTCGATGAGGTGCTCACGCTAGCGGAGATTAAGGACCAGGGCGGACAGCCGTTCCGGGCGCTGGTCTGCCAGACGCTGAACCCCTGGGGCTATCCGGCGAAGGACCGCAGCGGCCGGCTCGACCTGCTGGAGCCGCCCGACCTCGGCCGCCTCTTCGCGAAGATCCGCGGGACGGCAGCGCCCATCGATGCGCCACTGGGGCTGCCCACGCCGCTCAGTACCACCACCGACAACCCCACCACCTGACCGGAGGAGAAGCACTATGGCTTCCTGGAACGACTACAACGACGCCCAGTCCAACCCGAACCTGATCCCCAAGGGAACGCTGGCGAAGGTCCGCCTCACCATCCGCCCCGGCGGCTTCGACGACCCCAGCCAGGGCTGGACCGGCGGCTTCGCGACGCGTGGCAGCACTGGCGCGGTCTATCTCAACGGCGAGTTCACCGTGCTGGAAGGACCCTACGCCAAGCGCAAGATCTTCACACTTATCGGCCTCTACAGCCCGAAGGGCCCGGACTGGGGGAACATGGGCCGCAGCTTTCTGCGGGGAATGCTGAACTCCGCCAGAGGCATCTCCGACAAGGACGTTTCGCCCCAGGCGCAGGCGGCCCGTCGCATCGGCGGCTTTGCTGACCTTGAGGGCCTGGAGTTCCTGGCGAAGATCGAGCACGGCACCGACGCCGGCGGTGAGGCCAAGAACGAAATCCGCATGGCCGTGACGCCCGACAACCGAGACTACGCGAAAGCCATGGGACGCACTGGGACACCGGGCCAGGCCTATGCGTCGCCAGTGCAGACGCCGCCGCCCGTCGCGCCGGCGATGCAACAAGGCGTCTTCCCGGTCGCGCAGCAGCCCGCCGTCGGTGCTGACCCGCGCCCCGCCTGGGCGCGCTGAGGGAGGGCCGCACCAGCATGATGCTCCGCCCCCGCCAGAAGCTCTTCGTCGAGCGCAGCCTTCGTGCGCTCGATCAGCACGGCAACACCCTCGGCGTCGCCCCGACCGGCGCCGGCAAGACCATCATGCTGTCGGCGGCGGTGAACGAGCATATCGGGCGCGGCTCTGGAAAGGCCGCCGTCCTCGCCCACCGAGATGAGCTGACGGCCCAGAACCTGGCAAAGTTCCGCCGCGTGAACCCGGGTATCAGCACCTCGGTGGTGGATGCGGGCCAGAAATCCTGGGTTGGCCAGGTCACTTTCGCCATGGTGCCGACGCTGACGCGCGCGGCCAACCTGGAAGCCATGCCGGCACTGGACCTGCTGGTGATCGACGAGGCGCATCACGCCGTCGCTGACAGCTATCAGCGCATCATCGGCCAGGCCCTGCACCGCAATCCGATGTGCCGAATCTACGGTGTCACCGCCACGCCGAACCGTGGTGACAGGAAGGGCCTGCGGGACGTCTTCTCCAACGTCGCCGACCAGATCCGGCTCGGCGAGCTGATCGCATCCGGTCATTTGGTGCCACCTCGCACCTTCATCATTGATGTCGGCGTGCAGGATCAGCTCTCCGCCATTCGTCGCACCGGCGACGATTTTGACATGGGCGAGGTCGCCCGCGTAATGGACACGGTGCCGGTCACCGACGCCGTGGTGAAGCACTGGCAGGAGAA